GTAGAGTATTTCTCGTGTAAAGCATCTTTTGCCGAGTGCTTCGATGTCTGCCGTTAATTCGTTTGATGATCCATAATATGTTAACCAATCTGAATCTATTTTCTCTTTTATTTTTTTTCTTTTCTTTTTGCCATTCTTTAACTTAACTATACGATACTTGGTTTTTGCAAATTTTGCAAGTTTTTTTCCGATATATCTTTTGCCTGAATCTGTATTGGTAACTATATATACAAATCCCACACAATCTTCAGGAAGGGTTAATATAAGTTGATTTTTATGTGTCCAGTCTGTCATTGCGTGTCATTTATATATGCCTTCTCAATTTTTAATTGCATATATCTGAATCATACCATCTCTACATCAGTGTCGTAACTAGTAAAGCCATTTTCTTTAATAACCTTCATTAAGTTATTAACACGCCCAGCTAGTTCATCCTTGTGACTAACTAGCCATACGCTCTTGTTCCTGTCTCTCGCCATCTTTTTAAGTACTGCAAGGGCACTTTCTACTCCACTTGCATCCATGCCACTGTCAACAACTTCGTCAATAAACAGCAAGTTGATAGGATGGTATAAACTTTCCCAAACATCCCTAAATGCCCAGCTCAAACTTAAAATTAAACGATTGCGCTCACCACGTGATAGATTATCAAAGTCCAAGTCCCTGCCTAACTCCTGTATTTCTACAGTTAAATCATTCATAAACTTAACACTGTGTGGTAATCCCATTTTGTTCAAGTAATAAGTGAGTCTAGTATTTAAGAACGCTAAGTTCTGATCAATAATTCGTTTACGTATAAAGCTATCTTTATTTGTCAAGAGTTTCAATAAGAACTCCTGGTGATCCTGCATACTAGTTAAATCATTAATAGTATCCCAGGACACAACTTCAACGCCAGTGTCTGACATCTCTTGAATTTGTTCATCGTATGGATCTTCTTGATTCTCTCGTTGCTCTAGCTCTTTTTTAAGTGCGGCCAAACTAGTACGATGATTATGAGCATCTTGCAACGTATCGTAAAAAACTGTAGGAGCAGACCCAATTGATCCAATTTCTTGTATTACTGAGATATATTCCTGACGCTTTGTGTCATTATCAACTATGTGTGCTTCAGCATCTTGTTTCTGAGATATTTTACTCTCAACAATAGTCTGTTGTTTGTCATCATGGATCTCTTGCCCACAAGTAAAGCACTTATGTTCTTCAAGGAGGTGTAGTTCTTTGTCTAACTTGACAACTAATTTTTGTTGCTTGGAATCATCTTGATCTAAACTAGTAATCCAACGCTCTGCTTCTTGTAATGACTTTTGTTTAGTGTAGAATTCTTCTAGCAAAGTGTGATTAGCTAATTCAGAATCAATATCAACATGTCCAAGATCTTCAATGCCAGTCTTAAAGTTTGCAACGTCTTCTTGTCGTTTTAATAACCACAGCCGTTGCCTCTTTTTAGCACTTTCAATCTGCTCTTGTATTCTACCATTAGCGTCTTCGACTGCTTTAATACGAAACTCTTCTTGAGTAATGTAGTCTTTAGTTTGTCTTGCAAGATCTTTAAGAGCATCTGCTTTCTCACTAAGCAAAGTAATACCTAACAACTGCTCTATAATAGCACGTTGATCGTTTGCTCCTAAACTTAGGAAAGGCTGGGTGTACGTGTTTAGAGCGACAAGGTGTTTAAACATATCATGGCTCATGCCAAGCATACGCTCAATCTCTTTCTGTGTCTCTCTACTGTCGCCTTGTTGAGATTCAGTGCTTTCCTGTTCGTGATTAGCAATAAAGTATTTTAGGACGTTAGGTTTGCGTCCACGCTCAAGCCTATAATTAATACCACTAACCTCAAAATCAACAGTACACATCATGCCTTTGCTGTTGGTTTTGTTAATTAAGTTATCTTTCTTGATATTAGTTAATGCTTGACCGTAAAGAGCATAACTGAGTGCGTTGATGATTGTGGTTTTACCCGTGCCATTTCTAGCGCCAGAGTCATCACCTCCTTGATCATAGTTAGCACCAAGCACTAACGTTAAGTCCTTACGGTCAAAGTCTACAGCCTGGGTCTGATTTCCCACGCTCATGAAGTTCTTTACTGATAGTGCATTTATTTTAAACAATCGTATAGCCTATCTGCCAGATGTTGATGTCCCTCATCGAGTAAATGTCCAGTGTTGCCAACAGGATATTGTGAATGAAGATCAGTTATATGGAAATTATTAATACTATAATAGCATGTCATGTCAATTTCAGCAATATATTTTTGTATTTCTTGGTGTTCTTGGTATATTTGGCTGTCAGTCATTGCGTCAAAGCATACAAGATCTTTAACAGAGCTGATAAAATTATCTACAGAAACAGAAAACTTATTATAGTCATTTTGTGCAGCATTTAACATTAAGTATCTTTGTGACTTAGATTCAAAGTACTTCTGTAGTACTATTATTTGTTGTAGCCAAATTTTAAATTCATACAAAGTATTAGACCAATGTGCATAGTGTAATTTTCCGTACTGATTAAAATAATACAGGTCACTATACTTACTGTGAGTTAATCCAGGGTTAAAGTTTATTTGAAAGTTATTTGAATTGTCGTATCTAGTAAATCTTTCTTTGAATGTCCATGCAATTACAGCAAGATCACTTGTGTTAGATTTAACTGATTCGTATATTACTCTTTCGTTACTGCCTCCTGGCACTGCATTGTTATTGCAACTCGTGCCAAGTTTTTTTGCCAATAAGTATGGCCAAGCAGACAACTTGTCGTCTAAGTCGTCGCCGTATGTGTGACTGCACCCAGTAGCCCAAAGCATTTTATAAATTCCTATCATCACTGCGCATGAGGGCAGACATCTCAGGATAGGTAGTTACAAAGTTTTCTTTCCGTACCTTGTCAATTCGGTTAATTTCTAACCAAAATTCTTGATTTAAACTATAAACTACCTCAGAAGATAGCATCGTAGTTAAATCTGTTACTATCTTATGTTTAGATTGGTTAAGTCTATTAATAACAAAATTCCGTTTTCCAGCAGGAATGTTCAAAACATTAAAATAATCTGGCGTGTCTAGACGATTAAAGTATATCCCAAAATCTAACTCATCTGCTAGGGTTTTTATATCATCTGCATCTAAAATGTTTAACACAGAAATTGTTGGATGTAAATCAAAAGTAAACTTACTCCGATTTAAGTTACTAAATTTCTTTAAATTAGTAGACACTATGTCCCAATTAGATCCAAATCTTTCATAGTCAAATTTTTGTGCAATATTATCGATGCTAAAACTTATTCCTACTCTATCAAATTTATTAAGTATCTCGATTAACTCGCTAGGGTATATTGAACCATTTGTATTATAATGAATGTATGTGCTTGTTTGATTGTTTTTAATTAGGTACTCTAGCAGGACATAATGTTTTCTATCAAGGAAAGGCTCGCCGCCCTGCATGGAAATATAACCAATATTATGCAGATGGCTTGTTATCTCTTTCCAAAAATCATTACTGTTATCTATTAGCCAATCCATTTTTTTTATAGGCGGTAGTTTATCTGTTTCTAGAAAGTTGTGTTTTATTTCTTGGTACCAACTGCTGCTCAAATTAGGACCGCATATACGACATTTTAAATTACATGTTGTGCCTAATTTTAGATCAAGAGCAAACACATCTTTACTGGTGCTGTGATAATTAATTTCAAATACTTTGTCTTGCATTACAGTAGACGCCTTGGTCCGCATACTTGGCACATTTTGATCTTCAAATGTCCAGCATGGTTGGCACCCTATAGGCCTATTTCCATTTAGAAAATCATCTTTTAAATCTTTTAACCCGTCTGAATCTAAATAATTAGAAATACTGTCTTTAGATGCATTGCAGTTAAACTTATTTTCATTATCTATATGCACACAACAAGGAGTAATATTGCCATTATTTCTTATATCTACATTAACAAAAGGATATGGGCATATAGTGTCGGGTATATCAAAGTTATTAATGTAAGGCTGAGAAACAACCGGAGCACCATGTGTTAATGATACTTTTATTTTTCCGTCACGAGGTATGATTTCTTCACATAATTTATTTAAGTCATCTTCAAGGGTAGTATTACTCGTCTCAATGTTAATAAAGAACGTTGGTATGTCCATATATTTGATTATTTTTAGAAAATGTTTCCAAATATGTTGATCAGTATCCCCGTAACTCTTTACTAATATGACATCACCAGGTTCATACACATGCTTCTTTACTGATCGTAAGTCGGTCACCATATCTTTAAATGGAAGAATATAATATTCTTCTATGTGTTTGTCATATAAAATTTTCATCATAGGTTCCTGTAGATATCTAACATTAACTCTCTGTCATATTGGGCAGTTTCGAGTTGAGTAAGATGACTAGTTACTATGCTGTCAACACTCTCAAAGTTTACTTCGCCATCAAACGATTGTGCATGCTCTTCAAGATCAGTCCTCTGAATTAAACTAAGCTCACGCAAGTTATACTGTGGAATAAACTGCTCTTTAATAAACGTTGCTTCTTCGTAACTAATGTCAACATCAATTTCAACACGACAATACATGTTAGATAGCAGTAAACGGTCTGTATCTTCGAGTATTTCACTAAGTCGAAACTTCCTATACTTAGGAGCATCTGGCCAAGGAATGTAAACTGGATCTTTTCCCCAATCTAATACCATACAACCCCGGTCATCGTCACCAACGTCAGCGTAGTTGTGTGGGAAAGCATTACCAATATACGTAATGTTCTTGCTAGTTTGACGTTTATGGAAATGGCCAGTAAACACAGTCTCACATTTAAGATCATCACGACGCAGATCACCAACATCAGGCATCTGCACCATAGCATTCATGTAGAAACTAGGAAGTTCAAAGTGCCCAAACATATATTTGGCTTCGACTTTCTTGATCTGTTTATGCTCATCGCCAACTAGCCAGGGTGTAATGCAAACATCATCAACTGTTGTGATCTCATCAAACAGTCTGACGTTCTCATACTTCTTTGCCCAAACAACACTGTTCATCTCACGAGTGTCACGGTAATGTTCGTCGTGGTTGCCTGGTATAAAGATGATCTGATCAAATGCCGCACTGAGTTTATCAATAGCTTGAACACTATAGTTTAATGTTCCAATCTGGAGACTAGCACGATTATTATGCCAGTCACCTAAAAACACACAGGTTTCGCAGTTTTGCTCTTTGCCAGTTTTAATAACAAAATCTACAAAGTCTAAGCAATCCTGGTTGTGTGTACGGCTATTTGATTTTAATCCAAAATGCACGTCTGTAAAAAATATCGCTTTTTTAAATAGGTTCATTTTTTCTGTTTTACTTCTATTGTAGTTACTTTAGGAGGAGTTAATTTATCTAAATCTGCTAGAGCTTTCATCTTATCTTGATTTTCACTCTGTCTAGTGTAACTTGGATTTAATCCATTATGCTCTAGGATGTCATCACGAATACGCTGACCCTTCTTTTCAAGGTTTAATACCCTAGTAAAACTATTAGTCACAGCCGCGGTATAATAAGCAAACGGATTCTCACTCTTGCTCTCGTCAAACTGTAGTCCAATTCGACTTAGTTGAAGTAATCCATCCCCCTGCATTTCGTCGTTATAAGTGTAACCACGCCAGTTACTTCTGCTTGCATACCGTTCAACTAGTTTTATAAACATCATAGCAAGTTTATCTGTCATTTCGCCATGTGTTTTACTAAAATGCCCGTTTTGCAATCCACCTTCCCAATGACTCTTTCCTACACAAATTAAATCATCGTTCTCGTTAAACTTCCAGTGTTGGAACGGAGGAAAATTGCATTGTGTGTGATGATCAGCAACTGTTT